GGATTGGTGCAACCACCTCATTCTTAGAACACTCGATAGGATGTAACATGTCCCTAAAAGGTGTGGTAGAAGTGGAAAACTCAGAGGTTTCCATATCTTGTTTAGAAAGGAACGCTGGGTCAAGCACATCATAACGAGTCGCTAATATCACTGTTCCCAACGCTGTGTTTGTGGATGCCACTGCGGTGGCGCATGTTGCCTTGTACTCGAAAACCATTCCGTGGATTCGGTATTCCTCGAAATTGGGAGCGATTTGTGAGAGCCATGGGCAAATGGTTGCGCTGCCGGGGTTGACGGCATGTGTGATAGTGGTGAAGGCTGTTGTTCCAACCACGTCCTGTACGAATTCCCTGTGGCGGATGACAATGGATCGTTTTCCGTTAGCGGTGAATAACGGCGGACCATTGTTGGTTGTGAGGGAGTTGCTGTTGACGCGGTAGTCTCCAAAGCCGGTGATCTTGGCAAACCAGTCCACGCCTTTACCGACGACGTTTCCAATCTTCTGGAAAGTTCCTCTTGGGCTAGCTGGTGGCTTTCGATATGGAGCAGTTTGTTTATTTCGTTTTTGAGTTTTGTGGTTTTTATTTTGTTTTCTTGTTGGAGCTGCAGGTTGTACAATGACAACTGGGCCGCTACCAACGCTTTTATTTCTGCGAACGACTTTGGCGGACATACTGAAATATGGTACAGAATGGTATTATATATATGGGCTTGTTGTTGGTCAAGATCAGACATCAATTGTGTTATGAATGTAAGTATAAGCGAGCGGATATATTAAACGGTGTTTAATGAACCACTGGAGCCTAGGTCAGTGGTAGCCCAGTGGTCCTAGGCCGGGGCTACACCTTGGGCCGCTTCAGGTGCGTAAACTTACATTTGCCCGGTTTACGGGCGCAGTGACCGTCTACAAAATCTCTGCAAATGCGGGCATGAAACTTATTACATTTACCCTTGCATTTGCCAGCGTAGTAATCCCAACAGACGTCTTCAGAAGTTAGAGGCTGGTCTTGTGTGACTTGTTCATCAACCACGACCACTGTGGCGGCTGCTTTGGCGGGGACATGCAGCACTTCGCAAATAGGCGGCATGGTTAACAATTGTTCAAGCTTAGTGATCTGTGCTAGATAAGCATACAGCGCAGACGTATCAACATCCCCGAGCATTGTGACACAATAATCGTGTTCGTCGACTGGGCAATTGGGCCAGTTAACCTCATCCTCATATTGGCTCCACCATCCTCCTAAAACCTTATCTGGTTTGACCGTCAGGTCCATTCCTAATCGCAATGCTGCCGTAATGATCTTGTTTATCACCGGGGTACTGGAATCAGTCCTGATGAGCCCGGATAACTTCTGTTGTAACTTCTGAATGGGCGTAAACCCCGCTAAGACAGGGGTAACGTGTAATTTGCCCAAAGCACGTTTTAAATCACAACAACTTTCTGTGGCCCCGAACCACACAGCGTCAGTGTAGAAGCGTGACAGAAAGTTTACTCCTGGTTGTCCAAATTTAAAGTGGTCCACTTCGAGCTTTTGCCCGAACATGGCTCCGGCCTTGATATAATAGGATGTTCCACCATCTGCCTGATTGGATATTGTCGGACAGATTTGATCATCACCGCCGTATTGGCCTCTCTCAGCAGCGGCATACGCCTCCTCATGGCAGTACCCAGCTAAACGCCATGCAACGTAAACTATAGCGAAGCTCAAGATTGTATTAAATAGAGCTGTTTCACTGCTCCCACTGCCACGGGCAAATCCGACCTCATATTTTATTCCGGACTTGGTATAAGCCTTGATCCGGAACTGCGCACCATGTAGGTCAGTTAGTGTTTCCAACAATTGCAGCG